AAGACTTAGATTTAAAGTTGGACTTTGCATCGCTTAACTATTACAATAAGGGTCTGCATCCGAAGAGTATTCTTCCCACACCGCCGAAGGGTGGCATAGCGGGATCACTTGAGGAGGCGGGTCTAACGGATAAGATAAATGAAAACATCATCAGGCAAGCAAAAGGGAAGAAGACTACAGCAGTGGGTCAGATGTCTATTAATTGATACCTTTGACCTAGAGGATGACGATGTTAGATCAACTAGCATGGGAGCAGGTGGAGAAGATGTATTACTTTCTCCACGCGCTAGAGCTATATTTCCATACAGCATAGAGTGCAAGAATGTGGAGAGATTGAATTTGTGGAAGGCTTGGGAGCAGGCAGAAGCAAATGCGAAGGGCCACCAACCTTTGCTGATTGTAAAACGTAATCGACACAAGGCTTTGGCAGTGGTGGATGCTGAGCATTTTATAGGACTTAAAAATGAACAGACCTAGAGCATTAATTGACGAGTTGTTTTCGCCTATGAAGTACCTTAACTACAGCAACGAGATGATTGAAGGAGAAGGAACCAAAGATAAACCGTTTGTTATTCGGCGCAAGAAACTTGTGGAAAGCAAGTATCATGGGTGGTACGATGATGATGGTAGTTATCACGAAACCTTAGTAAAGGAGGACTAATGAAATACATAGAGATAGCACTCAAGAAACCCTTCAAGCAGCACAAATGGCGCAAGGGTTACAAGGGTGGTAAAGACTTGGTGTACATTGATGCGCGGGATGTAATGAACCGACTTGATGAGGTGTTCGACATCGACGGTTGGCAGACGCACTACGAAAATCTGGGTGGCAGAATGATCTGTAAACTGTCGTGCAGAATCGGAGACAAGTGGGTTACCAAGTCTGATGGTGCAGGTGACACTGACATTGAAGGCGACAAAGGAGGTATTAGTGATGCCTTGAAGAGAGCCGGTGTCCTGTGGGGTATTGGGCGCTATCTCTACTATCCGGGATCATTTGATAATAACCGTAATCCAGCACCGTGGGCTACACCCGAGGGATATATGAAACTCATGACTGAACGGTATGGCAAAGAAATTGACAAGTGGAGAAAGGAGTACGAGGCAAGCCTATGAAATTTAAAACTGAGTTAGGAGAGACAATCTTCAAACACAAGTATGCAAGCAATCAATACGAAACGTGGGCTGAGAAGTCACGAGCCATTGTCAATAGTGTATGCGGTACGGCTAACAACAAAGTCAATCGTATCATGGAGATTGATGACCTTGAAGAAACGTACAACATAATTAACAATCAAGAGTTCATGCCAGGCGGTAGGTATATCTACTACGCAGGTAAACCAGCCATGTTTTTTAATAACTGCTATTTACACAGGGCAGAGGAAGATACTCGTGAAGAGTGGGCTGACTTATGGAAACGTGTAGGCTCTTGCTTGATGACTGGTGGTGGTATTGGTGTAGATGTTAGCAAGTTCCGTGGGTCTGGCAAACCACTAAGCAGAACAGGTGGTGTAAGCAGTGGGCCTATCCCATTCTTGTTTGCAACAAATGAGATTGGACGTAACGTAATGCAGGGTGGTAGCCGTAGGTCTGCTATGTATGGCAGTCTTAACTGGCAACACGATGATGTGCATGAGTTCCTTCGCATGAAGAACTGGCATGACATCGTAATACAGGGTGCGTTTACTGAAGATGGTAAACCATTTACATTGGCAGATGCGAAGCGTAATGACTTTAACTTTCCAGCACCGTTAGATATGATGAACATCAGTCTTAACTACGACGATGAGTGGTTAAAGAATATGGATCATCCTATCTTTGAGGAAAATGTACGGCAAGCAATGATGACAGGTGAGCCTGGGTTCTCGTTTAACTTTGGAGATAAACAAAATGAAACGCTTAGAAATGCTTGTACTGAAATTACGTCTGAGGATGACAGTGACGTATGTAATCTTGGTAGCATTAACATGGCGAACATTGAAACGATTGAGCGATTCCGTGAAGTCGTTGGTCTCGCCTCAAAGTTCCTAGTATGTGGTTTACAACGCGCACATTTACCTTACGAAAAGGTATATGAAACACGCAGGCAGAACAGCAGGCTAGGGTTGGGACTCATGGGTATGCACGAATGGTTGCTTAAACGTGGATACAAATATGAGATGGTAGATGAACTTAAACAATGGATGAAAGTATTTAAAGATGAATCAGAACGATCCGCTAACAAACATTGTGAAAGACTTTTTCTTTCCAAGCCTAAAGGGTATAGAGCAATTGCTCCAACAGGAACCATTAGCATCCTTGCGGGAACGACTAGTGGAGTGGAGCCGATATTCGCAGTCTCATACCGCCGACGTTACCTATCAGGTAGCAAGCGATGGCTCAATCAGTGTCACGTGGAAACTATCGCCGTTGAACTCCAAGAAAGATACGGACTAACTAATGCACAGATGGATGAGATTGAATCATCTATCACATTAGCCAGCGATCCAGAGAAACGTATCAAGTTCCAGTATGAACTACAGAAGTATGTTGACCATGCTATTAGTTCTACTGTAAACTTACCTGCTTGGGGATCAGAGTTAAACAACGAAACACTTGTGCCAAACTTCAGCAATATTATTAAGAAGTATGCACATGGGTTGCGTGGTCTGACGTTGTACCCTGATGGTTCAAGAGGTGGTCAGCCGTTGACACCATGCCCTTGGGAAGAAGCCATCAACAAAAAAGGTGTAGTGTTTGAAGACAACAGTGAAGAGCAATGTCTCTCAGGAGTTTGTGGTATATGAACGATATAAATAAACTATTATTCTTTGGGTATTACAATACAAAATTAATCTCAGAGAATTTAACAAAAAAAGTTATGGAGTTTATCGAAGAGGAAACAATTAATGATTTGCATTTAGATGGAATATGTTCTGATAGCAATTATTCTAAAAATGGTATTGAATCATTAAGGCCATCTATAACTAAGTTAGTTGAAGATGCTATTGCAATTCAGTATGAATACGAAACAAAAGATGCGCAATATAACGCCTAATCATTACAAGATGGAAGTGGAGCCTATCGAGTACATCATGCGGAATAATCTCAATTTCTGTGCGGGAAATATATTTAAGTATGCTTCACGCTACGACAAGAAGGGAACTCCGATAGAAGACTTGACAAAGATAGTTCACTATGCTAATATACTGATTGATGAGTATGTAAAAGCAGATACAGAGTAGAGGACAAAAACTATGATAAGGCAGGAAACAGAGTGGCGAATAGAGTGTTACGACGAAAACGACAACATCTTCCATGTCGATTTCGCCAAGACCAAGCGCGGAGCCATGTGTATGGTAAATAAAGGTATTGATGGCGCACACCATATCGATCTTTGCAAACAGCGGTCATTTTACGATTCCGAGGACTTTGATGACCTTGTAGATCGGGAGTATTTAGACTACCAGACCTTTTATGTCAAAGCGGATACAGAGTAAGGCTTATCTTGAGTGGGTTGCCACCCTGCCATGCATTGGTTGCGAGGTTAGGGATGGTACGGTGGTAGCCCACCATTTAAAGGGAAGAGCCGCGCCATTGTCAGGTGGCATGGGTTACAAGGCTAGTGATTGGTTAACCATGCCGCTGTGTTTCCAATGCCACACGCAGATGCACTCAGGAGATGCGGCGTTCATGGACTGGCAAGAAAACTTTATCCTGCGTACATTGAACGAAGCGTTTAATCAGGGTATAATTGAGATATGAAAACGATGGATCAAATGGTAGAAGAATATCTGGACAAGATAGAAGAGATTGCTCCGCAGTATGCGAAGGCTAAAGCCGAAACGTATCAACTGACGGAGTTTAAAAAGACTCAACGCTCCATGCTGTTCGGCAAGGCTGTAGGCAAGACCGTAGCAGACAAGGAGAATTGGGTTTCAATTCAACCAGAAGTCACCAAGACTATCGAGGGTGTGGCGGTTGCAATTGAAAACGAAGAGCGTCTGAGGTGGGAACTCAAGCAGTTAGAACTACGCATCGAGGTGTGGCGTACAGAGCAAGCAAACCGAAGACTACACAACAACTTAATATAGGAATAGTAATGAGCGATTATCAAGAGAAAGATGGTGATGTATCTTTGTTTATCAATGACAAAGAGGGTAATGATGCGCGACCTGACATCACGGGCTACGCCCTGGTTGATGGCGTAAAGATGCGCGTGTCGTTGTGGGCAAAAGAATCTGGCAAACTGCGGTTCTCTGGGCGTATCGAAGAACCTATGGCAAGCAATGGTTCTGGTAAATCTTCTAGTCGATCAGCACCCGTACCATTCTAATGAAGATTGAGTACCACGATGGGGATGTAGTCGAGATGTTGTTCGACGAGAAACTCCATTCGTACAAGGTGGGCGATGAGGTTATTCCAAATGCTACAAAGATTCTGGACATAATCTCAAAGCCTGCTCTTGTACCGTGGGCATTGAAGGTTGGAGCCGATTGGCTGGAGAAAAACTTTTTCTACGACGAGGATGCCTCATCTAAAAAGACCAGTGTCTACAAATCACGCATGGCTTTAGAGCCTCTGCTCAAGGGTATGAAGTCTGCCTATCGAAGCAAGTCTCGTGACGCGCTGAACATAGGCAGTCTTACCCATGAGTGGGTTGAGGGTGCGATTAACTGGAAGATAGATGGCGGTGAGATACCTATGATGCCGCAACAGGAAGAGGCGGTCAATGCTATTCGCGCTTTCCAGGGTTGGGTAGGAGAGAATGTAGTTGATTGGTTATCATCCGAAGAGAAAATCTTTCATAGAAAATACAAGTATGCAGGAACGGTTGATGCTCGTGCTGTTATCAATGGAGAATATTGTGTTATCGATTGGAAGACAAGCAAAAGAGTTTATCCTGAATATCATCTACAGGTGGCGGCATACGCCAAAGCCATCGAAGATATACACGGAAAGCCAGTGGATGCGACTTACATACTTAGATGCGACAAAGAAACGGGAAAGTTTGAAGCCGTCAGATCAACAGAAATAGATGAGAATTTTCAAGCATTTATGGCCGCAAAGACACTGTATCAAAGGATGAAAAAAATTAAATGAGTATACCCACAATGATTATATTCCACTTTGACTCAGCATTAGAACTGATGACAGACGGAATGAATCACGAACTGTTTGACAATGATGAGATGGAAGACTTGCTTGAAGGGTGCGCTCAACAATCAGAGTATGCAGGGCATGAGTATATGTGGAGAGCGTTAAAGCGTATGTTACGTCAGGACATTGGAGGTAATGTGATTGGCTTTAGTCCAGAGTTGAAAGGCCCAGATGTCCATTGAGTGGGGCAGAGGTAGCGGGTTCAACTTCGGTAGAATACCCGGATCAAACATCAGAGTAGAAAGGTCAAATCATCCTAAAGGGTGGTGCTTTCTGGCAAGCGATGACAAACTAACTTATATGCACGTTGATAACAGATACTTTAAAACTAAAGAGGAGTTGGATGAGTGCATACTGGAGTGGGTAAATGAAAATAAAACTAAATAAGTCTGAACTGAAAGAGGCGCTAGACCTGGCATCACAAAGGCATGAGGCAAAACACGTTAGTGTTAGGGACACTGGCCCCAAAATGACAAGCGCCGCAGAATCAAAACTTGCCAAATTTATTGGCGACCCAAGATATAAACCACACTTTCTTGGGATGCTTGGTGAAATTGCCTACGCAAAGATGCGGGGTGGAGAAGTAAACAAAGAGATATATTCTAAAGGCGATGATAACACTGGTGATGTTGGGAACGTAGAAGTAAAGACATCTACTTGGAAAGGGCCAGACATTGACCTAAAGATTACCCAGAGAGAGGTAGAAAAAAAAGAAAATCAACCATTGAAGTACGCCCTTATGAGGGTAGACGAGGATAATTTCTCAGAGGTTGAATTTATAGGGGAGATTTATAGAGAAGAATTTCTGCTAAAAGCAAAGAAGAAAAAGTACAGGTTAGGATTTCCAATGAACTATGTCCTAGATGGAAGGAAGTTATACTGCTAAACCCAAG